TCCAGCAGGCGAACGGACTCATGCAAGTGGCGCGTGACCAGGAGAACAATCAGAGCGCGAAGGAAGTCAGACTCATCCCCGATGTGTATGGGATGGGTTACACACGAAATGACTTCGGATTTTAAATCATGCCTGTTTATTATAACGATGGACTTGATGACCCGGTTCAATACGACCGGCAGGCGAGTTTCATCGGTGGGCAGATTTCCAACTTCCGCGAGAACCTCCTAAACGAGTCCCAGGCGGAACTCCTCAAAGACCTGGACGCGGCAAAGAACGGTGTGTTGAAATCCCGGCGTGGGTTTCATCGGTTTGCCGATTTGGTTGGGACGGTTCCCGGCACTGACACCGACACCCAAGGCTTGGCCTATTTTGATACAGACGCAAAAGAACAACTGGTTGCGTTTGTTGATGACGGTATATACGGCATTGATTCAAGCGGAACGATTGTCACGATTGGTTCGAGTAAGTTGACCGTGGGTCTTACGCAAGCGGACAGCTGCCAGGTGGCTGATAAGTTGTTTTACGCGAGTCACTCGGGAAACAACCGTATTGGACAGGTGGCGTGGTCTGGTTCAGCGTGGGTGGTTACCGAATTTTATGATGGGCCGAGCAGTTCCAAGTTTTTGGTCAATAACGGTTTTAGGATTTTCGCAGTTCAGCCGAGCGACAACCAGGTTTATGTGTCGGACATTCTCCCGTCAGTACCCACCTCGATAGGATCACTGGTCATCACGAGCGGTGGCACCGGCTATTCAGACGGCGATCTTGGCGATGGAGGAACAGGAGGAGGATCGGGTTTTGCAGGAACCTATACTGTCACCGCCGGGGTGATTGACTCGGTTACCATTACTGAGGCTGGAACCGGTTATACCAGTCTTCCAACGATTACCCCAAGTGCTGGCGGGACAGGTGCAGTCATCACCCCGGCATTCCCAGCTATCTTCCCGGCTGCCAACGCTTTCAAAGTCGGTTTGGGTGATCCGATCACCGGTCTGGCGACCTGGGTGGGGTTCAACGTGGTGGTGTTTTGCAAGAACAGTTGTTACGTGGTGGACACCAACCCGGTGCCTGCGACTGCGAGTCCAACCATCCCGGCAGCAAGCACGTTTAGCATTCGCACCATCTCGACATCGAGCGGTTGTTTGAGTCATGGCTCGATTACCCAAGTCGGGGAGGATTTGTATTATTTGAGCCGCACGGGAATACGTTCGATTCGGCGCACAATGGAGGAGAACATGATTGCGTCTGATGTGGGTATAATCTCATACCCGATACAAGATGTGATCGACTCCATCAACTGGGCGAAAGCCGATATTGCGACCGGAATCTGGTGGCGCGGAAGATACCTGCTCAGTGTGCCGACCGGCGCAAGCACAACCAACGACACCACCATCGTTTATAATACCAACACACAGTCGTGGATGGGTGTGTGGCGTGGGGATGTGACGATTGCGTCCGGTGTGGAGTCCAGTTACATCAACCCGACTGACTATGCGGTGACTCAGTTTACTGGTGGCAAACCGTTTTTGATTAGCCTGGATAAGATCGGCAATCCGCTTCAGTTCCGCGATTTCGTGGAGGACATCAACGTGGTTGATACGGACTACCAGGATCGCATAAGAACCGCAAGCGGGGTTGACGATGTTCGGATTAAAACCGGGGGAACCGGTTACTCAGCGGGAACTTTAAGTGCGACTGGCGGAGGAGGCTCAAGTTTTGCGGGAACTTACACCGTAAGCGGTGGGGTGATTAATGCGGTTGTGATAACCAACACCGGGAGCGGATACACATCTGTCCCGACCATTGTTACGAGTCATGCCGGTAACGGTGATGCCAATCTTGAGGCATTTCGGTACATGGACACCGATTGGGAGGCGACCACCCGCGCGTTTACGTTTGGCGAACAGATGACCACCAAGGACGCGGAGTTCGCTGAGTTCGAGTTCGACCGGAGCGATGCGGTGATCGACATCGGGGTGTTGTTGGACAACGAGTCGAATACCAATTTGGCGGACGAACTGGACACCGGTTCGGGTGAGTTACGATTGACGTTCACGTTGCCATCGACGCTTGGCAGTGGTGCCGTTACGCGGTTCCGCTATTCGATGACCCAGTACCCGGAGTTCCGTGAGTTACAATTTAATTTTAGGCAATCCGCCCAGGCGGGAACCGAAAGCAAATATTTGGCATTGAGATCCATCCATGCGGGCGGGTTTCTTAACAGCGTGGGGGTGGAGTCATGAGTGAACACATAAATAATGAGAGAAGTTCGGGAGGACATTTAGCATGAGTTGGTTTAGTGATTTTTTCTTTGGAGAAGATGAGCCGTCACCCCCGAATATAGCCGGGGCGACAAAGGCCGGGATATGGACAGACATCGAGACGCTTGCCGTCCGAAAACTGGTTGCTAATGCGGCCAAGTTTGGCAAGAAGATTACGTTAACAGTGCCGATCTTTAATGCTGCTGGGGAAAATACAGGTTCTAAAGACATTGCTTATGACTTTGCGGGATCGTCCGATATAGACGCAACCCGGGCGGATATGGAGTTCGGGGCCGAGGCAGCCGACTTCATGACCAAGACGATGCTGGATGTTCAGAAGAAGTACGGACTGGATTTTGTTGCCCAACGCAAAAAAGAACTGGAAGCATCTGATCCAACCGGTGCGGCAGTCAGAGAAAGACTGGGTGAAGAAGCGTTGGCAGGATTGGAGCGGGGTTACGGGCTTGATCCCGGTATGAGGCGGGAGGTTGATCAAGCCTCGCTTGGTCACATGGCAGCCACCGGGAACATATTGGGATCAGGCGCAGCCGTTCAAGTTGGGGAAAGACGGGGAGACGCAGCGTTTAGGCAGTACCAGCAACGATTGGCCAATGCCGCCAGTTTCCTGAGCGGCACAACGCCAGTTGCCCAGTTCGGCCAACTGAGTGGGGCGCAGCAAGGCGCAAGTCCGTTCAACCCGATGGGCATTCAACAAGGAATCGGCCTGAACCCCGCTGCCGGGGCGCAAGGCCAGCAGTTTGCCATGAACACTTACAACCAGCGGATGAACTATGCCGCCCAGCAGCAACCTATTGGGGCGCAGTTATTGGGTATAGCAACCGGTGTAGCGACCGGAAAATTTACGGACAGTTTACTTGGCCCATGAGAAATAGAATATGAGCGCAGGATCAGCATTTGCGAGTGGAGTAAGAGCGGGCCAGAACATCTGGAACAGTGCCGTCAATAACGCGATGGCGGGCAAGCGTATGGACATGCTCAAAACGCAGTTTCAGTTTGAGCAGACGCAGCGGATGAAAGCACTGGACGATCAGTTGGCTTCACAAACTGCAAAAGATAAATTTGTTGATTATCTTCCCGCTGCTGTCGCTTCCGGGGAAATCAATCTTTCTACGCCCGAAGGCATGGAACATTATTCAAATTTAAAGTCATCCGTTGAGCCGACCATTATGCGCGACCCGGCCACCTGGAAACAATATACGGCCTTCTCGAAAGAGTTCGAGGCGAGAGAAGGCTATCCTGTCTTTTTGGCGGGGGAGCGTGAAATCCTAATTACCGGGGTTACCTGGGATCAGAATAATCTTGGGAATCCGCGCCCACAAATCAAAGATTTTAAAACTGGCGAGTTGGTTGATGACAACAAACTGATGGCAGATGAAAACTTCGAGGAAGCGACCAAGAAAGAAGCTACTAGAAAGAGAAAATTGCAAGAGGCTTTATATGGGGGGGGCGCACTTGAAAGCCTGGTCATATCTGGGCAGTTAACCACTGGGATGCCTAAAGAAGTGCAAGCACCTGTTATTATTGCTCGCCAGAAACGGTGGGCGGCTGCGCTTAAAAGTGGCGACACTGACACAATTATTGGCGCATCAAATGTTCACACGAAAATACCTAGTGACGCGGCAACACTAATATTGGGTAAATATAAATTTACACTTGCCCGGTTGGGAGAACTTCAAGAGCAGTTGAGAGTGGTGGGTGACACCGGCCCGATTGTCGGTATTTTCCGATCTGCCAATCCGTGGGATGTGAAAGCGCAATTACTTAAAGCGCAGATCACCAAGATCATCCCCGGGTTGGCGCGTGGTGTGTTTGGCGAGGTGGGTGTTTTGACCGACCAGGATGTGGCGTTGTATGCCAAGACGCTTGGCACACTGACTTCTCCAGAGGAGATCAACGAACTTCTGACATCGGCGGCGATTAAGATGATCTCTAATTCTTACGAGGACAAATTGAAAGGAATGGCGGAGGGCAGAGTCAACGTCTCTGGTTTTCTTCCTGGTTTGATCGGTTTGCGAAACACGGCAAGTGAACTCCTCGGGGTTGTGGTGGAGGAACCGACGGCAATCGAGGTTGAGAGTTTCACGCGGGACGGCAACACGGTGTCCATATCTGACGAGGACGCGGTCCGCATCCAGGCGGCGGCGGGTGACGCTACAACGGTGAAAGTCCGGGAAGCGGGTACGGACAACATTATCACGATCAACGTCTCTCCACCTCCCGTCGAGGAGGCACCAGCAGAACTGGTTCCTGCGCCTGCGCCGAGTCCCGAGAAACCGATTGAAGATTTTAACGTGTGGAGAACCAAACACCTGGAGGATTTCCCGCCGCTTGGCAAAACCGCCCCCAAAGACAATTCCGCCGAGCGCAGGAAATGGGAGGCGCGGATTGAATTGTTCAACAATCGACTTTCCGAGGTGGTCGCTGAAAAACGCGGCAGAATTAGCCAAACGTCTGAGGAGAAAAAACTGAGGACGGCAATCGCTAAAGCAGAAGCGGCATTGAAAAAGTTGTAATGCCCAAGACGTTCCAGATCGTTGAGGATCGGTTCACCCCACCCGCCCCACTCCCATCGACCACCCAGGCGGGCGGACGGCAGACGTTCACGTTGGTGGAGGAGGATTTCCCCGAGCCACCCAAACCACTCACGGCGGATGACCCGGGGTATTTCGATACTGAACAAACCGGGGGGCAGTTGTTCGAGCAGGTGGTCACCGAGTACGACCGGCATGGCAAAGAAGTCTCATTGCCGGTTTACGATGACGCGGGCAAACGTCTCCACCGCCCGAAGTACGAAAAAGATACCGGCAGGATGACCTACAATGATCGTGGGGTGATGACCTACGACGAGTGGCTCAAGCAGAAGAACGAAGGCGATGTGGACTGGTGGCGGGTAGCGACAGATG